TGCTTTAAGTTCTGATAGGATCTTGTTAACAATATCTTCAGACTGTTTGCTCTGGTCCTGGTCCTGCTGACCAGCCTGTGCTGCCGAAGTCAATGTCTTGATGTCCATTTTGTCTAGTGTCTTCATGTTTTTTCTTCCTGCTGTACCAGCCTGATGCTGCGCCTTTCCAGCTAACCATTGGTTTTTTATCCTTCCCAATTACCCAATCCACACTGCTGTAATAATTTATGAATTTCTCTGCTTCCTGTGTGACATCCGATTTCGACATACCCTTATCGAAGAAATAATTTTCTAATTGACTAATACTTGGCTTTGAGAAGCTCTTATGTTCTTTATTAAGTTTATTAGTATTATTATCTGTGTTCACTTTTCCGTCACTTTGCTGTTCACTACTTTGATACGAATCGTAGTTAACTATTGATATTACTCGGAATTTATTAAAAGTCTGTTGTTCGATTTGGTGTTCATTTTGCCATCGCTTTAAAAGCCTTGTTACTTTACTCTCTTGGACTCCACTAGACTCAGCGAGACTCTTCCTGCCAGCGATAAATTGACCACGTTTAAGATGGACTACCTGGTGGTTTAACTTCACTGCTTTGTCCTCGTAATTCGCTCTGAGCAATAACCTTACCCAAAGGGCAAGTGCATCAGGATCTTTAAACTGAGGATCATCAAGCAGGCTGCGATACGCAGATACCCATCCTAAACTTTTGCTCATGCGTTATCTTTCTCCACCAAATCCTCGATGTACTTGGTGCGAGATTTTTTAAGCAGTGCAGCCTTATCTTTGATCCAGGCTTTGGTCTGCGCACCAAACTTAAAGTGTGCAGAAGTTTTTTTCTCACCTGGTGGTAAGGGTTTTGGTCCACGTTTTGCCATATCGGTTTCCTCGATAAATTAATTGAGTGTACATTGTAAAGGTATTTTCTTATTAGGTAAACACTTAGTTATGTTTATGTTTCATGTGAAACAAATACTGTTCCGTTTTGAAAATTGGATGATCTTTGTCGAGAATTTCAACTAACTCATAAACAATATCTTCTGTGATGTTCATACCCATTGAATTATTTATCGCACGACCAAGCTTGATAATAAGTCTTGCCCTGGTTTCTGGTTTAAGCTCTACCATTCGGTAGACATCAATTAATGCTGATATGTCGCTCATCGTATGCCTCGTTGTTGGTATTTATTTTTAACATGCTTCGGATATTTGCATGCGCCATAACCTTGTTCGTGCATAAACCAATACGCATCGCAGTGACAGGTTACTTTTTCTCGCCTACGTTTCATCGCTGCCTTGTCTAACCGAAGAGGACCATTACACTCTGCACACTTCCTGGGAATTTTATAATCGTCAGGATGTCGTTTGAGCGTAGTTCTCTTCTGGCATGCACTACTTCTGCATCGACACATAAACCTTTGGGATCTGCTCATTCGCCATTCCAGTTGATAATTGCATCTTCAATTTTGCTATCGAATGCATCTATGATTTCATCTTCCAATTCTGGAGCCTTTACTTGCTCACCATCATCTCCACAGTATTCAATTGTTTCGGTCAGAATTTTGTACTCGATTTCAAAATATCCTGGTGTGCAATCCTCTGGAGCCAGGTGAATTACTTTTGGCTCGTTTACATAGCTGGTGACTTCGACTTCAAATTCTAAGCCATCGATGTCCAGGCCATTTTTTAACGTCATTGATAAATCTGTTAATTCAATCATTTTAAGCTGCCTCTGCCATTTCATTAAGTTGTTGATAAGCTACATTGTCTACTTCGACATCACTCATTCCAGCAGAGAATGTCTGCCCCAATACCGATAGCGCCATGTAGCCATCAGAGAATTGTCCAGCATGCCATTCGGCATAGTGCCAGTACGCGCCAATTATTAGATCTGAGAGCGAACAGCTCTCCATCTCGCCAATGTACCAAATGTCTTCAGTATCACCATCAAAGGCTTCTACGAGCTTGCCCAGGCGAATGATCGCTGCTGTCAGCCTGTCATAATCCAGTTTGCCTGTGATGCTGAATAGAGATCGATCCACCACTTTAAATACTCGCTCGATATTTTTTACGTTATTCACTTCATTCTCCTTTGGACGATTTCGCCCAAATCTTATTTATTGGGATGTAGCTCGATGTTTAGATCTTCCAGCAAGTGGACACCATTCTCTAATTCTGCTGGCGCAAAGTTCCACATTGCTGGCTCAAAGATCTGACCACTTACTTCAATTGATAATGGACCAACAGCACGATCATTTTCCCATAAGCACTTATCGGTAATGTGAACATACTTATGCTCGGCTAGTTCCAGGTAAGCTACTTTCTCGTTAGTGGTTTTCATGTCTTTCCTCGCTATTGTTTGATGTTTACTTTGTAATCTACGCTGCCGTTATTTTTCATAGCAATCTCAGCAGCCTGGTTAGCTTTATTAAGGCTTGGGTATTTTTTGTTCCAGCAATGGCAAAACTCACCATCGTTATAATTGAGATCTTCTTTGTCTAACCACAAGAAAGAGATTTCATAGGTTTTTTGTGGGTTAGGCTTAGATTTCTGCATAACAAAACCATGACCACCACATTTAAAGCAAACGCCAGCTTTAATATGACTAAAAGCATCTATTCTGCCTTTGCCGCCAATACATCTTGAACATTCTACTTTAATCACTTTCTTCCCCTTGTTGGTATAAACACAGTGTACACCATATTAAATATAATGTGTACTTTATTTGGTGTTTTTTATGAAATAATTGCTATAATGTCATCCACTGCACACCATCTACTCGAAAGAGTAAGTTAATACCCACTAACACTGGAGATCCCACATGGCTGCACCTAAAGAAAGCTGGAAATCTATAGATCATAGGTATGAGGTGTCTGATCTAGGCAGAGTAAGGCGCGTAGGGACAAAAGGAAAAGACTCAAGAGGAAGGTCAAGGTGTCGAGTAGGAGGTATTTTAACGCCAACTACAAGACCCGATGGGTATCAAATCGTATCTTTGCGTGGATATAAAAACAACAAAACCCAATGGAGAGTGCATCAGTTGGTGGCTATAGCATTTCATGGCGATTACTATGGGGAGCTTATTGTAAATCATAAGAATGGAGAAAAGGCTGATAACAGGGCTTCTAATCTCGAATGGTGTACTTATTCACAGAATGCCTATCATGCGGTAGAAGTTTTGGGTAAGCAGCCTTCTATCAATAAGGAAGATAAAAACGGATACTCTAAAAAAATCATAGATATGCGTACTGGTGATATTTTCGACTCATTATCGCAAGTGGCTAGATTACAAGTCACACATTTTTCTTATTCGTGCATGCAAGCCATGCTTAGAGGTCAAAACCCAAATAAAACTGACTTGAGGTATGTGTGATGTGTCCTGCTCCGAAAGGAAATCAGTTCTGGAAGCTTGTTCCATCAATGGGCAGGAAAAAGCTATGGGAAGATCCCGATGTTCTCCAAGAGGCTTGTGAGGAGTACTTTGACTATGTAGTGAGTACTCCCTTACAAGAAGAACAAGTGTTATCGCGTATGGGCAATCCTAATTTCATTAAGGTTGATAAAATGCGTACCATGAGCATTCAAGGGTTATGTGTATTCCTGGGCATCACCAGACCTACCTGGAAGAACTACTGCGATCATGAGGATTACGAAGCCTTTTTTGGAGTCACTGCCTATGTCGAACAAGTCATGTACGATTATAAGCTCACAGGAGCTTCTGCTGGCTTGTTAAACCCATCTATCCTGGCAAGAGATCTAAAGCTATCGGATAAAATTGAGACTGACCTAACGTCAGGAGGTAAGCGAATCAAGAACGATTGGCATATTCATCCTGTTAGCACTAACAAAGGAAAAGCCGATGCCGAAGTCTAAATTCAGATTTAATCACAAGACCAAAAAATGGGATCAGTTGTTCAGATTTGAGGATATTGTTGTTCATCTGCATGGTGGTGGCAAATACACAAGACTCAACAGAGGTACTGGAGAAATGACGCATCATCAGGCTCCATTAGGAATAGTGTGCAGGAGCTAAATCACATTGATCTGCGCATAGTCGAGAAAATATCCTGGCTGCTGTCGAAACCTAAACGAGTCAAAATTGCTGTTGGCTCTCGCGGATCGGCTAAGTCTATTGGTGTCAGTGATATCATGCTGATGTTTGCAGACAAAGGAAGCAGAGTTTGTTGTTCACGCGAGTTCCAAAATTCAATTGACGATAGCGTACACCAGGCATTAAAAGAGGAGATTGAGCGATTAGGCATCGAAGGATTTGATGTTCAAGCCAACAAGATTAGGAGCGATAGCGGTGGCGAATTATTCTATAAGGGTTTAGCGCGCAATATTACCTCATTAAAATCTATTGCTGGTGTTAATTATTTATGGATCGAGGAAGGCGAATCAGTATCTGCTAACTCACTGAAAATATTGACTCCTTCTATTCGGTCCAGTGCTGCAGCCAATGAAGCTGATGAAGATCCACCAGAGATCTGGATCACGATGAATCGCGGCAGTCAGGACGATGCCATTGCCAAAAAATATCTAGCCAGAGCAGAGGAATCTTTAGCAGAAACAGGCTATTACGAAGATGACATGCTGATGGTGGTCGAGGTTAATTGGGAAGATAATCCCTGGTTTCCACCAGAGCTTGAGATGGAAAGACTCGATGACTTGGAAAACCTTGACGCAGAAGAGTATGACAATATCTGGGGAGGTGCTTATAACGATTCAGTTTCTGGAGCCATTATTAAGCAGTCCTGGTTTAATGCCGCTATCGATGCACACTTGCTACCAGGCAGAACTTTTGAGCCATTAGGCCAGAAGGTAGTCGGCTACGATCCAGCAGACGAAGGTACTGACGCAAAGGGCTATGCCATGCGGCATGGATCGGTGTTCTTGGATATTGACTGCAAGAAGGATGGTGATTTTATTGACGGATTTACCTGGGCGCTAGACAAGACGATAGATGCCCAAGCCGATGTTTTTACCTGGGATTGCGATGGAATGGGTATTGGAGGAAAGCTCCAGGTCCAGCAGGCTTTCAAAGGCAAGAAGATTGATGCGCCTATGTTTAAAGGCTCAGAGACTGCTGACTTTCCTGGTGCGCTTTATATGCCGCATGATGATGACACACCAGCCAATTCTAAATCGAATAAGGATAGCTTCAGAAATAAACGAGCGCAGTATTATTGGCTGCTTAGGGATCGGTTCTTTAACACTTATCGATCAGTAGTTAAAGGAGAATATGTTGATCCAGAGACTATGATTAGTATATCATCCGAAATACCCAAGCTTAAACAAATCAGAAAAGAGGTCTGCAAAGTTCCTAAGAAACCGAATAATGGGAATGGTCGCATTCAAATTTTAAGTAAACCTGAGATGGTAAAGCTGGAGATCCCATCGCCTAACATGGCAGACGCAATGATGATGGCAATGCTGTCACCTAAACCAAAAAAACAGGTAGTCGTAAAAGACGTACCGATGGTGAATCATTTTGGATAAAATGTCTGATGCAGAAAGTGCGAAGTATGGTCGCGTACTTGAACAAGTTTCCGAAGGATGGAATCTACAAGAGCAGCAAAGGGATCAGGCCAATGAGTCAATGCGCTTTGTCGATGTACCAGGCGCGCAATGGGAAGGATGGGTTAAGCAGCAATTTGCTAATCGTCCAAGAATGGAATTCGACAAAACTTCTCTTGCAGTAAATAAATTTAATACCGAATGGCGCGAAGGTCGAGTGACTGTTAAGTATCGCTCTGACGATTCTGCTACCAGTGAAGATGATGCTGAATTATTAAACGGATTATTTAGAAAGGATTACCGAAAGTGTAATGGTGTGCAGTCAACAGACAATGCCGTACAAGAAATGTCCAAAGGTGGTATCGGTTCAGTAAAACTTATTACTGATTATCTTGTGCCTGACGATCCAGAAAAAATGGCGCAGCATATTAAAATTGAGCCTATCCATAATTCCTATAACACTTTAGTTTGGGACCCAAATGCCAAGAAGGTTGATAAGTCTGATGCTGAATGGGTTGCGTTGGTTATCACATATTCTGAAGATGCATTTAAGGTAGCGTATCCAGACCACGATATGTCTTCATTTTTTATTCCGCAGAACAGAAGCATTTTTAATCTTGATGACTTGAGATTAATTTTTGTTACTGAGTACTATGAGATTAAGAAGAAAAAAGAAATGGCTTATCGTTATATCTATGGAGATACTGGCGAGAAGAAAACAGTTTACAAATCTGATCTCGATGAAGATCTAATTATTGAAATGAGCGATGCTGGTTACAAAAAAACCAGTGAGCGAAGAATTGTTCGAAAGACTGTCGAGAAATCTATTTTGTATGGTGGTGGTTTCCTTTCCAAGCCAAAGAGAATAGCTGGCAACATGCTACCTATCGCTACTTGTTTTGGTTATGGATCTTATACCGATGGACAGCAGTATTATTTTGGCCTGGTCGAGAAGCAGAAGGATGCACAGCGATTGCTTAACATGGCAATTTCTAACATGGCTGAGAATGCTGCGACATCTCCCAAGTCTATGCCGATACTCACACCAGAACAGGTTGCTGGTCATGAGCAGAGATGGGCAGAACAACATCTTGGTAAGCATGCCTATACGCTTTTAAATTCTGTTGATGATCAAGGTCAGCCTCTTCCATTAGGTCCGATCCAGCATGTCCAGCCAGCAGCAGTCGATCCTAATACCAGTTTGGTAATGCAAGCTGCAGAAGGTTTTATCCAAAGCACAACAGGCGGCATGCCTCAAGATGTTATGGACCCTAATGCAAGTGGTAAGGCAATCAATGCAGTACTTGGTCAAGTTGATTTGCAGACAGGTATTCTTAGAGACAATGTTGTTCAGTTCTTTAAAAATATTGGTGAGATTTATTTGGGCATGGCATCTGAAGTTTATGATGACGAGCGATTCACTAAGGTAGCAAACCTTGATGGCTCAGATAAAACTGTTTTGCTTAAAGAATATGTGTTGCATCCAAAGTACGACAGGTTTGTTCGTATCAACGATGTTTCTAATATGAAGCTAGAAGTTACTGTCGATGTTGGCGCATCATTCGCTACTCGTAAACGTGAGACTGTTGATGTGTTGGGTGAGATGATCAAGAACACAGAAAGTACTTCGCCTTACTTCCCATTAATTTATGGCGCGATGATTGAGAATGTTGAGGGACCAGGCTTAGAAATAATCAAGAAGTTTAATCGTAATCAAATGATTCAGCTTGGTCACCAAGATCCTGAGACTGATGAAGAGATCGAAGAGTTTCAGATGGCACAGCAGCAAGCTAACCAGCCTCCACCAGAACAGGCAGCACTTATCGAGAATATTAATTCTCAGACTGCGCTTAATGCTGCGAGTACTAAAGACAAGGAAGTTGAGGCTGCTAAAACTCTTGTGGATATTGAGAAAGTTAAGTCAGATATTGAAGCACAGCGTGTTGATACCGAAGCTCAGAAGATTGAAAACCGTATGGTTGAAACGGGTATCATGGAGCTGATGAACGATGCCACCAGGTAGCTCGGTATTAAAAAAGCCAGCGAAGAAGCTTGGCAAGCAATTTCTTGAGAAGCTTTCCGAATGGAAGGATGATGCTGTTGCACAGATTGGTGATACTCCTCCACTACCAGGTCAGCCTGCTACTGCAAATATTCCTGGTGTCGGTACAGTAAATCTTGGCGGCAGTAAAAAGATTCAAGAAACTGCACAGGCACATGCAGAATCAAAAGGTCAGCAGTATCTTCCGCAGAAAGAATATCAACAGGCAGATCCAAAGCTAGGTGCAGAAGCAGCAGAAGCTTATGGTGCTATGAAGCATGATCCTGATAATCCAGAAGTGCATCGTGCTTATCAAGCATTGGCTGATGAGACTGTCGAGATGTACGAGCGAATGTTATCTAATGGCCTTAAGCCTTTTTTTATTGGAGCTAAAGATCCTTATGCGAAATCGCCCTACTTATCGCTATTAGACATATCACAAAATAATAAGCTTGGTGTCTTCCCTACCGATGCAGGCTTTGGTTCTGGTGGTACATTCGATCCTACTGGTAGTCCAATGCTCCAGCCTTCTGGTTTTATGATTGATGGCAAACCAGCGTTAATTAATGACCTATTCAGAGCGATCCATGACTATTACGGGCATGCTGCCAGAGGTGTTGGCTTTCGTGCTGGTGGTGAGAGAAATGCCTTTCTTGAGCATTTTGCATCGCTTGGCCCATTGGCGCGTAGGGCTGCGGCATCAGAGACTCATGGTCAAAATTCGTATCTAAATTATGGTCCAAATGGTAGTATTAATCGTAATGCATTGGCAGCAGACACAATCTATTCTGATCAGACGGTAGGATTGATGTCTAATGATGTAATCATGCAAGGTACGGAGCTTCAAAATGTTAGACAAAGAGCTATTGAAAGTGTTTTACGAGGAGATGAGCGAGGACTCGAAGCGGTTCTCGGCAAGGATGGAAGCCTCGAACTTGTCCATTATTCCAAGAAACCTCTCGATGTCGTTGATCCCAAGTACCAGGGAACAGGTCTTGGCAAAAAAACGATCTCAGAAGTCAACAGGCTTTCCGATACTCGCGCACCAAAACGATCTTCCTTCGGCATAGAGAATGTCGATCAGCCATATAAACGTGAGCAGGGATTAGGTCAGATAAAAAACAAAGTGCGCATCAAAGCTGCACAGATGTATGATCTGGTTAATGATCCCAATGACTTAAAAGCTACCATCGATCCAAAAGAGTATGGCTCACCACAAGAGCTGGCTACTTTGCTTGAACGAGCAGTTAAAGAGAATGGTTATTCTGGTTTCTTTGTTAAACATCCTACGCTTGGTGCTGTCGCGCAAATATTTGATCCTATTAAAACTGTTGGTAAGAAGATTGCTACCATCATGGTTCCTGTTGCTACAGTCGGTGGTGGATCTGCGTTAGGCATTCTTGGTGATATGGCAACAGCAGAGAAAGCTGATGCGGCTATCATTCCTACGATTGCACAGCAAGGAGCAAAAACATTCGGCAAGAAATTTAGTGGAGCAAATGTAACACTCGGTGGAAAGGAAGCTGCCGAGACTTTCGGTAGAATGCATCGTCCTAATAAATTGTTTTCTGATCGTGCTTTGTATGGCATGGGATACCTTACTGATGAGAGTATCTTGAAGCATGCTAGTGATCCTAAGAAGATGGAAAAATATATTGCTGGCAGAGAGAAGCAGTTATTAAATGATTTAAAAACTAATCCAGGTTTGGCAAGTAAGTATGACTTGATGGCTGCGAATGATTTTCAAGATGTGTTTAAGAAATTAGCCAGAGTTAAGACTCCAGTTAAAGCTCCAGAAGAGTTGGAAGGTGATGTACTGATGGCAACAATGTCAGATCTTTCTGCTACTGTTGAGACTGAAATGATCGGTGGCATACCTGGCAAAGCTAAACATCAAGGTGGTACAGGATTTACTTCCATAGAAGAAAATGTTGCAGAAGATATTGGATGGGCTGCTAACGTAGGCACAATGAATACATTTTCAAGGCAGATGGACGAGGTAGCAGAAGAGACAGGAAAGAATATCCAAGTATTCCCTGTCGATATGGTTGATACTTCTGTTAATTTTATTTCACCATTGGCGAAGCTTTTAGTGGAGCAGTCAAAGGAAATTAAAATACCTAAGTCAATAAAGAATTCTTTTGATCGTGCGTTTAGGAAGCAATATCCGCAGTGGGTAGGTCTTGACGATCCAAGAGCAGCAGAGCAAATGGGTGGACTAAAAACATTAACGGATGTTGACTTGATACCACCAGAAGGAAGAAAGCTTTTTGCTCGAATGATGGCATCTGGTAATGTTCAAAGGCTTGGCTTCCCAAGTTACCTTAATGCTGTAAAAGTTTTATCTAAGCCAGGATTCATGGAAAGAGAATTTGGTCAGGGCCAAAAGTTTTTCTCACCAAAGCCTGGTGGTCCAGAGCAGAATGTACTTCTCGGTATTAATAACGACACATATTCTGGCGGCTTATTGATAGATGATTTCGCTAAGTTTTCTGATACTGTGCCTGCGCATATTTTATTTAAAGATGAGTACGAAAAAATTGCTAAGGAAATGACGAAGGGTAAGGTTCCAAGAAAGCTTACGCCAGAAGAAATCGTTGTTGCTATTCGCACCAGAAAGGATCTGTACCAGGAAGCTACTCCAGAGTGGGTTGAGAATGTAAGTAATTACCTGGCAGGCAAAGCTAAATCTAAAAAAGGTCAGGAAGGTTTCTCTACCGTTAAGTTCCAGGCAATGTTGGCTTCTCTTATCGGTGGTCTTAGTCTTGCGGCATCAGATCCAGCAGAAGGCTCTGTCTTTACATCGCTGTTAACTGCTGCTGTTAAGAATTTACCAATGAAGAAAGGCTCACCAGATCAAATGGTGAACATGATTAAAAAAGGCAAAGGTCTTTCTGCGAAAGAGATGGACCTAATCGATTGGGATAAAATTTCTGGTAAGAAGTCTATTACTAAGGAAGAACTTGGTGAGTTTGTTGAAGCTGAAAGGCCAAAGATTAATATTGTTAACAGACCACAGAATGAAAAAATTGCTACTGACGAGTCACAGATTGCTAATGAGTTATGGTATACATCTACAGATTTAAGTGTAATGGATTTTATTAGTAAGATTGATGGTGATGGATCTGCTGCGATGAAAGCTAAGATGGAAAAGTATTTTGCTTCACCAGAAGGCGGCAGTTTAACCTCGAATGAGATCACAGAGCTTATGAATGATGAGGCTCCACGATGGATCGGCATACCTTCTCAGTTAGAAGAAGAAATTATAGAGAGATCTTCCGAAGGAAATCCTCAGTGGTTTAAAGATCAGATGCCTGATTGGGTTCCAGACATGGGTAGTGATGGCATGGAGCCTGTTAACACTATGCCATACTCTGGTTATAGGTTGAAGGGTGGCAAGAACTATCGTGAGATTTATTTTAACCTGGATGATATTAGTGGTGATAAGTTTCAAGCTTTTGAGCCTTACCAGGGTAGAGGTCAGAAGTTTTCAACAAGGGAAGAGGCTGATGCATATGTTAAAAGTACTTTAGAAAAAGATTGGGAAGCACTTCCTGCTGCTGAGAAGGAGCGATTCAGTGATCGTGATCAATTCGAAGAGAATCCTTTTTTAACTGGTTATGAAAAGCATATTAAAGAAGTTCCTGGTGGTCAGGTCAATGTCGGTCACATGAGTGAGCAGCCAAACAATATGGCATGGGCGCGAGTCACTGAGCGTACTGGTCCTAATGGCGAAAAGGTTTTGCAGATCGAAGAGATCCAGAGTGATGCTAGGAATCATCCAGACTTAAAAAAGAGACTGCCAAAAGAGTGGAAGAAAAATGTCATGAATTCAGTAATGAAGCAGGCAAAGGAAGAAGGCTTTGATGGTGTTACCTGGGCGAAGACTGCTGGACAAGTTGATGAGATCGAGCGGTGGAACAAAGTAAGAAAAAGGATAGATCCTGTAGTAGTCTCGCCAGATGGTGATAAGGTTCCTATTGCTTCTGGAGAAGCTAAAGATATAGATGAGTATATAAATAACAAAAAAAGAATGCTTGCAGAAGAAGAAGCCATTCTAGCGCAGGAAACTGCTTTGCGTGACAAGGGATCTGGTCTTAAATTTCAGCGAAAGATAGACGAAGAGGAATACAAATTTGCGTTGGCAGGATTAAATAGTGATATTCGTAATCTCAAAGCAGAAGTAGACGAAGCGGTTAGTTATAAGAATAGAGGTTATGTGCTGGATACTCAGACAGAAGAAGTATTTACTGGCGATGAAGGCTTGCAAAGAGTTGTCGATCAGTACACAACAGAACTTCCTCAATACGCAAAAGAAATTACTGGACAAGATGTCGGTTCATTGAATGTTGATGGCAAAGATCTAAATTTTGTTCCAGTTAAGGATGTCGATGTTCCTGATCCAGTTTTTTTCGGCAAGCCTGCGAAGGCTGCTGCTATTGCTGCTGGTGTCGGTGGTGCTGGTACTGCGAGTGCAGATCCACAGTTTCAAGATAGAATTGATAATCCACAAAATTATCCTTTTATAGATAACGAGGATGGATCAAAGTCAACACACAAAATGGCGGCAGAGGTTGATGAGAATGGAAATTGGTTTGCCTTTCCAACAATAGTGCAACAGCCAGATGGTACGCTTTATGAGTTCGATGATAATCATAAGGCTATGAAATATAATCAGCAGATAGGAAACGTGAAGCCTTTTGATTCAGCAGAGGAAGCATTGTCTTATGCCGAGGGTGGTTATAAAACTCCTGAGTTCTTAGCTGGTGAGCCAGCAACACTTGGTCAGCAAATGTTTCCAGAGACAACACCAGAGATCGATGCGTTAGCTGAAACACTAAAAACTGCGGAAGCTAAAGGTGAGAATTTAACTAAGGCAGTAGAAAAGTTTGCAGACCTAAGCATCAAAGAAAAGCAGCAGCAGTATCAGACAGATCCAGAAGCAGCAGCAGAGGATACTTCACTGTTCAACCAAATACTTTTTGATCCAGATGGCGCGAGTAAGTACATTGAATCTGTTACGGGTATTCCTTTTAGAGAAATTGCTGGAGATATTTACGAAGTTGTCAGTGGAGACAAAAGACGAGCAGCCTTACCAGAAGATGTCAGAAACCTATCAGAGATCGGTAAGATCGGTGAGGGTGTTGGTAGTGGATCTCTTGAAGGCGATTTGAAAATTGCTTATGGAAGATTATTTGGTAACGATGAAGAATTGCGCGGTGTGATCGAAGAACAAGGTGGTAAATTTATTGATCACCAAGTAGGCGAAGGCGAG